GTAGCTTCTTTTGCTATATTATCGAATGAAGCAAACAGTTTTTTCGTAGATTCTGAATTGATGAAAACATCTGCATTAAAAATCTTCTTTTTATTTTGAGGATTGATTTCAAAAGCAGCTCGTGCATCTTCTATTACTTTCCGTTTCTTATCCTCGGTTTCGCGCTTAATAGCCTGTAATTCTAGCCGATGATTGAGTGCTCTTTGCCTTAGAACCTTTTCACTGCTTTCTTTAAGTTTATTGATTTCAATCTGTTCAAATTCATTTGCTGAATCTTCTTTTATTCGTTCCTGTTCAAACTTTTGTTTCTCTAACAGGAGTTTATATTTTTCTTGTTCTTCACGTAATTTTTGTGCCTTATCATCCTGTTTGGAAAATGAATCATAAACTTTTAATTCTTTCTCTGCTTCTTTTAGTTTTTTGATATTTTCTTTGTAAGCAGTAACGACAGTAGCATCAATCCCTTTGAAATTTCCAGCATCCATCGATTTCTTTTGAGCCGAAGCTATTGAATCTAGTGCTTTCGTTGCATCATCTTTTTGCTTGGTCCAAAAGGCTTTATTTTGAGTAGCGGCTTCTTTTTGGGATTGTACATG